GCTTTCCATTGGGAAACCGCCGATTGGTGGATGCCCAAGATTCTGGCAAGCTCAGTCTGTGAGCCAGCCAATGCGATAAATTTGTCCTTGTTCATCCGCACATTGTACATAAGACCGCTAATACCCTTACGCTTGACTGGGATATATCAGTTAGCTGATAATCACGCCATGCCCCAGCAATTTCGCATAGGGTCTTTTAGGAGTATCAAGATGATTACCAAAGCCGAAGTCCAAAAACTGTATTCTGACCACAGTCTCAACTTGTCAGAAAAAGAAGCTGACGAAATCACGGCTCAAGCCAATGAGACTGCATCAAAAACCTTTCAAGACATTGATGCTTATGGTTGGGTAATGCGTTGGATACAAGATGAACTGCGTGAACATATGGATTGCAGTTCTTTTTCTGAGCGCCTTGAATACGATTTTTCACAGAATTAATAGGGCGCATCATGGAATATGGCCATATTTTGCAAACCTATATGAATAGCGGGAAACACGACAACAAAGGCCGTGAAATTGGCTTTATTGTTGCCTTCCGCGACAACGGCACAGATTTTCGGGCTTATGTGCAAAACGCAAGGCGTGAATTTGGCGTGTGGAAAGACTTTGGTACACAACAGCGTAGCAAGTCTTTTGCTGATCAACCATCGGCAACTTTGTGGGCTTACGCAACAGCCCGTGAACGCATTGCCAAACTGCAAAAAAATTAAATGTACACAGATGACTATGAGGAATGGCGGTGGGGGCAAATCCTCACCCGCCAAACAGATTACAACCCCGACACCCAACCAGAGGATGAACAAGATGAAACACCCACGCACAATGAATGAGGCATTTCACAAAACAATTGAATATGGATGCGCCATAGAAATCCATGCTGTGCGACATTCAACAGGCGACAAAGTTATCAGGGTTTTGGCCTTGGTTGCTTTGGTCGTGCTTTGCCTAGATATTTTTATTTGGAGGCCGTAAATGAAGATCAAAATCACAATTCACATATTCCATACTCAATACCCTTGGGATGATTCTCATTCTTATGCAATCTTTTCTACCAAACTAAAGGATGACGAACACAAGTCATTTGTTGGCAGTCAAGAAATTGAGATCGATGTGCCTAATTACTTTGACCCCCGCGCCCAGCAAATTGCCGCTTTGGAAAAAGAAAAGCAAAAGGTCATGGCTGTATCCCAGCAAGCTGTAACCAAACTTAATCACCGCATCAACAACCTGAAAGCAATTGCAGCATGAACGCTAACGAAATTATCGACAACATCAAAATTGTTGCTGACAAGCAATATATAGGCGAACCCGCCCAATATCGTCTTGCCTATCACGTTGGACTGTTGGAATCCCACTTGCGGGGCTACATACAGACCGCCGAGATTGCACAGGAATACATCAAAGAACTTGAAACCAAACTTATCGCAAAGGAATCAGAATAATGGAAACACCAATTGGCCCAAAAATAGCCGCCGCTTTTGTCAAAGCACAGATGCAGTTTGGCAAGGCGCTAAAAACGTCTGTAAACCCTCATTTTAAATCCAAGTATGCAGACCTCAGTTCTTGCATTGATGCTGTTGTTGGCGCTTTAAACGCTAATGGCATAGGTCTTATGCAACGCACCTATGAATGCAAAGACGGGGTGATGGTTGAGACAATGTTTGTGCATGAATCTGGGGAAGTGATGGAGTGCGGAATGCTTCATGTCCCTGCCAGCAAGCACGATGCAATGGGGTATGGCTCGGCACTTTCTTATGCTCGGCGCTATTCGTTGCTCACCGCCAGCGGCCTTGCACCATCTGACGATGATGATGGTGTAGCCGCCAGTCGCCCCACCCCAAAGATTGACGCTGGAATGATGGCAGACCACATTGCCGCCATCGATGCCAGCGCCAATAAAGAAGAACTGCAAACCGCCTACAAAGCCGCTTATGAGGCTTGCCAAGGTGATCAGACTTGGATTGCCAAAGTAATTAGGGCCAAGGCAGACCGCATTGCAAAAGCAAAGGAAAAAGCATGAGTGACGAACAACGCACCGAGGAATGGTTTACCGCCCGTCTGGGCAAGGTAACCGCCAGCCGGGTTAATGACGTTATGGCTAAAACCAAAACAGGCTACTCGGCAAGCCGGGATAGCTACATGACGCAATTAGTTCTTGAACGCATCACCCAGACCAAGGCCGAGGGGTTTACCTCTCAGGCTATGCAATGGGGGGTTGAACAAGAACCATTTGCACGGGCCGCTTATGAGGCCGCACAAGGCGTAATGGTTGAAGAAGTGGGGTTCATACCCCACCCCACGATTGACATGGCTGGTGCGTCTCCTGATGGCCTTGTTGGGGACGATGGCATGGTAGAAATCAAATGTCCCGAGAGCAAGGGAATGTTAGAGACCTTGCTAACCCAAAAAGTACCCGCCAAGTATTTTGCACAAATGCAATTTCAAATGGCTTGTACTGGGCGCAAGTTCAACGATTACTGTGTTTTTGATCCCAGAATGCCACCTAAAGCGCAGTTATTTGTAACCCGCATCCAACGGGATAACGCATTTATCACCGAGATGGAGGCCGAGATTGTCAAATTCTTAGCCGAGGTCGATTCCCAAGTTCAGCAGTTAAACCAATACATAGAAAGCCAGCCATGAGCAAAATCAAAAAAGAAATCACCGCAATTGTTGGTCAGTACACCAACAAAGAAGGTCAACAAAAGAACCGCTACCAGCGCATCGGGTCAATCATTGAAACCCGCAATGGCGAAATGCTCAAACTAGACGTTATCCCACTCAAAGAAAACGGGTGGGACGGCTGGGCATACCTCAATGACCCGCGCCCCTACGAACCTAAGATGCAGGGTTTGCCAGCAGATAACGATGACGATATGTCCTTTTGATCATGTTTGACTTCATATTTCCAAGAGTGCGTAAATCTGACCCGCTGACCTCGTTTGTGGCAGCGGACAACGCCAAGGAATTGGCTAATAAACACGGGTCGCTGATTGTGGCCTGTCTTGTCCAGCACGGGCCGCAAGGCAAAGATGGCATTGCCGCCCACACAGGGCTGGATGGCAACCAAGTAGCACGGCGTTTAAAAGAACTGGAAACTCTGGGCTTGATTGGTTTGACAGGCAAAACAGTCGCATCTAAATCAAAACGCCAAGAACGGGAATGGCGCATTCTGGGGGATTTAACATGAATGAAGAAGATGAAGCATTTGAAGAACTTGCCAAACGACAAGGAGATTGGGGCTTGCAAGGCTCACGCAAGCACCAGATCATTAGATTTGCTGAAAATGTTGAAAGCAAGGGAACAAGCACGAAACAAGAAGAAATCGACATCATGTGGCAACAGGCTATGCGAGAGTCAATCAAAGATGGGCAGATGTATACCCGCTATCACTTTGCCAAACTGGTAGCCGCCAAAGAACGTGAGGCGTGTGCAAATATGGTAGACCACATCCTTAAAGAAGGTGGTGGCACATGGGGCGATGCCATTAGAGCAAGGGGACAAGCATGAAAGCAAGACAAGTATTTATCGCCCTCATGACGGGCAAAGGTTATTCAGAAAAAGAATTAGAGTGGGACGGCGAAAGATTTACCCAACAAAACATGGTTATGCGCTGGAATTACTTTTTAATGGGCTGGGAAATGCGGGGTGTCTGTGATTGAGATATTTTTGCTTTTGAGTTTGGGCGCGGCCATCACGATCATGGCTGGGTGGCTATTCGTTCAGATTCTGCTATGGGCTGAGGAATAGCGCTCGCTCGTCAATACGGCGGTTTTGCAAGCCTTTTAAGACTTTGCCACCCGCCATGCAGTATTTCAAGAATTCCTCACCAGCGCCCGTTTTATCGCCTCGTAGCACCTTTTGGCGTAGCGTAGAACGCTGGAGTGTCCCCAGACCGACATTAAAAGAAAAAGAAACAAGCCCGTCAAACATACCTTGTGTAAGATCGACAGGACAGAAAAGACGCACCCCACGCTCGAAACGTTGCAGATCGGCTCTAAGAATTCCATTTACTTCTTCCGCTGAAAACGTGCGGTTATCCTCTGGACGTAACGCATAACTGTCTCTTTGATCGACTGGCATTTTGCCTTGATCTGGGTATAAAACATGACCTACTCCTATTGTCCAAAGTTTTGCTGGGCAGCGGTAAGGCTTAAACCTCACCCCCTCATGGTGTTTGATCATTTCAATAGCTTGTGGGCTGATGTTCATGTTATATTTATTTGGGGTGTTAAGCCAGCATTTGAGGATGTCGATGCGTAGAGTTTTCTGGCTTTCTTCTACGCCATGTCAAAGACCAAATCAAGCCCCTATTTAGATTTAAACGCTTGACCGCCAAACCAAAAGCTAACGATACATGACCAAATAATTTGTGTGTCATCATCCCACAAATGGTTTAGCGCAACGTCAAAAGCCACCCCGGTGTGCCATGCGTAATAAAACCCAAACACCTCAACAAACATAAACATCACAAACATCCCGTAAGTGATGACTGAACGGGTTGCGGCCCTCATGTTGATCACCCATGTAGATGCACCCTGCCCCAAGGCTATATCGTGCGCGTACAGGGCTTGGCGCTCTTGCATTTGGGCTTGGGCCATCTGCACATCAGCGGTTATCTGAATTTGCTCTGTCTGGATGTGCTCTATGCGCTCTTGGGCCTCTAACCCGGCTTTTTTGAGGGTTAGTTCCCTTTCTGTCTGCATGGCGGCTAAGGCCAATTCATGCTTTTTGTCGGATTTGTCTTGAATAAAATCAAGGATTTTGGGGAGACCACCCATCAAAAATGATATTAGGCTTGAGAATAGGGTTAGCATTTTTTAACCTTTCAAATCGAAACTAAGATTTGCATGACGGGGGTATTGCACAACACGCTCACCCTCGGGACATTTGTATTTGATCGTTGCCAGCAGGGTTGCTTTTCCGTCAGCAATTTTATCTTTTTGCACCATTGTCAGTTGGTAGGTAAACGTATCAATTTGTGGCCCAGCGGGGCCGCTAAACTTACTGGCGGTGGTGGTCGCCTCATGCACCATCCCATTTGCGTCCCGAATGCTTGGCGTAAAACTTTCAACAGAACAATCATCCCGCTTTTTTATTCGTGCAACAGTAACATTTATGGGTTGTCCAGCCTCTGCCACAATTTTAAAATGCTCTGGAGACCATTCAAGAATAGCTTTATCAAACCACCCAAATTTATCGGCAAGTGTGTAGCTGCCACCCAATGCGGCAATACTAGCGGCAACGGCTCCAATGGCTTTAGTAAGGTCAATCATTTTTCTTCCTTCTTCTGAGCTTCTTCAATTGATTTACGCAGTTTTTCCACTTTTTCCATTTGCGCTTTGGCCTCTCGCCTTACTACCATTGTGTCCATATACATCATCCCAACTAAGGGCAGCACAAGCACAAAAACAAGCGCAAACAAGACTAAAACCAGAAGGTATCCAAAAGACCCCGATGCTGAAGACTGATTATCCACATTAGGCATATCAGGTAACCTACTACGAAAACCACCATTAACGTTTCCAGCACCCTGTCCAGTATCTGATTTTTTAACCTTTGTCGCCGCCATTCAGCCACCCGTTTTTTGTGCAGTTCCCTTGCGTTGTCCTCGGCCTTTTGCTCAAGTAGCCGCTGGTACTCTTCAACAATCTCACGCCACAGATCGGGTTGCCCCATCTCCCAGCGCACCATTCTTTCCAAGTCAGCATAAAACTGTTTAGTCTGCCTGAGAAACATTACATTGTCGATTGCTTGGGTGGCTAAATCGTCCTTGATTCCTTTGCGTTTGTTTTCTTCCCGTTGCACCTCGGCTTTTTCATGACTAGATTCAAGTTCTGCCTGACCCTTGAAAAACGATGATAAAGCCCCGCCTACCTCGCTTGTGATTTTGGATAAATCGTTGCCCGTTTTTTTCAAATCCTGATAGACAGCCACACAGCCTTTTATGCCTTCATAAGCAGATTTGCATAAGGCAAAAGCCGTTATCGGATCAATTTCATATTCCTACTAAGCGCTTGACAAATTCCCCAGCAACCCCCGGCCCAAACAGCACAGCAACAATTAGCACATACAAAAGCATTTCTATTTTTGTCATGCGTTTATCGCCGTCCCGCAATGATCGGTCAATGGCGTTATATCTTTCTAGACATACGGCCTCATGCACCGCTAAACGGGTTTCTGTGCTATCAGTCATTCCAAGGTACGCCAGTAGCGGTCACAGGGTTCTTTTGCAATTCAATCTGAGCATTCAAAGAAGCTTCTACAGCGTCTTTATCCACACCATTGGCCCATATCCATCCTAAGACAGTTTCTTTGGTCAGAGAGGCGTAGGGAATGGTTGGAGTGCCATCGCTCCATGAATAAGTACTGTAAGCAGATGCAGAGTAATCCCCATCTGTTGCATTTGCTTGCCAATGTGCGGTAGTAACAAATCCATCTGAGATTTGTCTGTCAAGTTGGGAAATGTTCCAAACGATTGTTGACATGGTTTATTCCTTTAATGGTTCTGGGTTTTCGACACCGGTTGTAACACTATCTTTGTGTTGCTCAATAAACCCGTTT